CGCCGTTCATCTGCGTGCCGATGGTGACGTGGCCGATGATCGCCGGGGCCGTCGCGAAGCGGTTGCTCAGATGCAGACGCAGCTGATCGCCGCCAAGCGAGGTCCGGATCACCTGCCGCAAGGTCTGGTTGCTCCAGCCGCCAACAGCCGGCGCATAGCCCAGCGCCGCGTTCCACGTCGAAGTCCAGCCGGCAACCGTCGCGGTCGTCGTCGGGGCCACCACGCGCACGGTGCTCGGCGGGACGGGCGTGGCGACGCCGAGCAGCAGCAGGGCGGTGGCCAGTGCGCGGGTCAGGCGGCGATGCATCAGGACGTCGATTCGTAGGTGATGGTGATCTGGAACTGCACGCCCGTGCCCGACCAGGTGGCCGGGTTCGTGGCACCCATGAAGTTGCCGCTGCCGTTGATCAGCGCGTTGACGTTCCCGGGCGAGCCCTGCGAGATGAACGACGTGGCCGTGTAGAAGGTGGTCGAGCCGCTGGCGGACATGGCCATCGCCCCGCAGTGCGCGATCTGGTTCGTCGGCACGCCGTTGACGGCCGCCGGGAGCGGCAGCGTCCAGGTGTAGAAGCCCGTACCGAAGGTCGTTGTCGTGCCCGAGTTGAACTCGATCTTGACGGTTACGAGCCGCCCCACCTTGGCGTAGTAGCCGACCAGCGTTCCGTTGCCCTTCGCGGGCGCCGTCCCGCTCGATGTCCACACAGGCGTGTAGGACGTCCACGCGGCCTGTTGCGTCAGTGCAGCAAGGTCGGCAGCAAGCACACGCTGACCTGCTGTGATCGGCAGCGACACGTCAGTCCTCCATCACAGGCTCAGGATCATCGGCTGCCACAGCCGGATATCGGCCCCGGCCGTCTGCGCCTTAACGACGCCGTTGACGGACCGGGTAAGGGATGAGAACGTCTGCGGCGAGCTGGTGCCCGTGATCGATCCGACGGTGATTCGCTCACCACCTATGACGATGTCCAGCGGGAAGTCAGCCGGGGTCGTCGTCCACAGCGGCGAACTCGCGTTGGTCGTCGCCACCTGCATCGAGGTCGCCGTGGCGCTGATTCCGGTCTGGAGCGTCGAGCCGTCGGTGTCTGCGCGGCCGAGAACGGCGTCCTCCCAGATGCCGACGCGGTACGGCATCTCCGGCGCGCAGGCCCACTGCTCGGTGAAGGTGACGTCGTAGCAGTACTCGGTCTGACCCTGGATGATCTGGCTGATGCCGTCCGGCGGCAGCCACGCCGGGGTGTCGGTCACGGCGATGCGGTCGCCGATGTCCAGGTCCTGGAGCTGGTAGTAGACGTTCGCGACCTTGGGACTTGCGAGGTTCACCGACAGCAGCGGGTAGCGCAGGTCGTCCACGGTGCCGAGGTGCACGATCCACCCGGCCTGATCGCCGAGTTGCGACTCCAGGGCCACGTTGACCGTCGGCGTCTTCGGATACACTCCGACGCCGTTCGGCGGGTCCTGGATCGACAGCGGGCCTGTGGCGAGCGTCTGCCGCGCTGAGGACCCGCCGGAGGACTTGGTTACCGTCACGTCGTTGGCGATGAGCCGGTCGTCGTCGGTCGGCTCCATCGGCTCAGCGAGCTGGGCGGCGGAGTAGGACAGGGAGACGTCCGGCGTCTGGTTGAGCATCGAGGCGCGGGTGCGGTAGCCGATGCTGAAAGCCTGGCGGGGCTCGTAGATCAGGCCGAGGTCCGTGTCCTCGCACTCCTGCAACAGGGCGGCGATCGTCTTCGGAGTCTGCGGGCCCATCGCGACCGTGTCACCCGGCGCGCCGTAGACGCGGTAGGGGATGTTCTCCTCGTAGCACAGCCGGGCGAAGCGATAGCCCGCGTTCTCGCCGATCCACGCGTTGAGCGGGGCCGCCATGTTGAACAAGGTGTCCCAGACCGAATGCACGCTGACGTGGCCGGCGACCGCCGCCCCCATGCCGCCGGTCGGGGCCATGGTCACCTGGTAGACGTTGCCGATGCTGCCCGCAAACGTGCCGGACGGCGCCAGCGCCGAGCTTGCGCCTGGCGTGATCGTGGCTATCGCCCACTGCACGTTGCTGCCGCTGGTCTGCAACTCAACCGAAATGCGCTGCTGAAGATCAAGCATGTTGAAGGCCCAGCCGCCTGAGTCGAAGATGTTCACACCGAGCGCGTTGTAGCCCTTGAGCTGCAAGGCACCGGCCGTCCGGTAGATCAAGTCGGTGCGGGCCGCCGTGCCGTAGGTGAACATCGAGGCGATGATCGTTCCGTCGGCGGGCGGCGAGGAGGACGGGATCTTCATCAGGAATCGAAGGACGTTCGCCGCGCCCGAGGGTGTGGTGTAGGGCGGCACGGTGCCGCCCCACTGGCTGGTGCCCATTGTGGGCAGCGCGGTGGAGCACAGGAACGAGCTGTCGGCAGCGAAGTTCGGCGTGCCAACGAGCACCATGGGGCTGCCGCCGGGAAGAGCGGAGGCCAGGCCGGTGGAGTTGTCGCCGTCCTCGCACGGCCAGTAGGCCACGGGGGCGGTGGGGCCGGTCAGGCGCACGTAGGCGCGATACATCGGCGAGTAGACCGGCGGCGAGCCGGCGGTGAGCCGGCGCCAGCGGCCTGACCCCTGGATAGGTGCTGAGACGTCGTTGCCGGTCGGGTCCCACCGCGGCGGCCATGCGGGGACCTCGGTGTGCGCCCGGTACTTGCGGTCGGAGATCTCCGCCGTACCGGACAGCGTCCACGGGTTGGCCTGGGCGTCCGTGAAGCTGGTGGTCCCGGCCGCCACGGAGGTGAAGGTGGGGCTGGCGACGACGGTCCCGCCGATGCCGTTGAGCAGTTTGAGCGCGTAGATCTTGCCGTTGGCGCCCTTCACCGGCGTGGCATTGAAGCCGCCGGTGGTCGCCTCTGCAGCGTTGGCGCCGATCGCCAAGGGCGCCGTGCCTGCGAAGACGCTCGTCGCACCCATGACCACGGAGCTGCCGAGCTGTGTCCACGGTCCGGCGATCGTTGGGGCCGTATAGAAGGTCACTGTTCCGGTGGCGACGGAGAGGGTCACCTTCAGGGCGATGCGCCCAAGCGGCAGCGGGGCCGTGGAGAAGACGACCGGACCGCCGGTGCCCGTCGCCGACCAGAAGAACCTGACGTAGCCGCTGTCGAAGTACTCCAGCACCCATGAGCTGTTACCGCCGGTCGCACGCTTCGTGGCGATGATCGAGCTGGTCGAGTCCGACAGCCACATGTCGACCTGAATCTCCAGGTCGCCGGTGACGTGCAGACCGGCCGCGTCCGGGCATGAGGCGAAGCTAACGCCGTCGCCTTCCATCCGCAGGTAAGTCGAGCCCTCAGGGACCGACAGCCGCATCTGCGTGTTGCGGGTCAGGCTGCCGAAATAGGGCCCGAGCGGATTGCGCGGCGCGAAACGGCCGCCCTTGTTGTTCAGCGTCAGCGAGCAGACGGTCGGGTTGATCGAGCCGGACTCGTCGGGATGCCCGCGCGTGATCTGTATCGGGTCGCGGGTGTAGACCGACGTGGTGATGTTCGTCCACGCGCCGGCCAGCAGCAGTTCTACGCGGGTATCCAGCATCGATTGTGGAAAGGGCGCCATCAGGACCCCAGGTATCCTTGCACGTCGCCGCCGCCGTTGACGCGGATGACGTTGCGCAGCCAGCGAACGAAGTAGCTCTCACCGCCGCCGGGCGCGAACTCAATCTGGACTCGGTTCAACGTGCTCCCGCCGCCGCCATATCCGCCGCCCCCACCTCCGGCACCGAACTGCGGGGCGACGGTGGCGGTGCGGCCTCGGCCGAAGTTCAAGCTGTCCAGCGCCGCCTTCACGCCGGGACGCGACACGACCGACGCCCGGACCATGTATTCGCCCTTGGAAGCGGCGATCATGTTGGAGTCGGACGTGGGACCGCCGACGCCCCCGACCAGACCGCCGGTGGCGTAGGCAGAGAAGATCTTCTTGCCGCTCGGGCCGCCGCCGACGACGAGCCCGGCGTACTTGGAGGCCAGCGCGTTCAGCGAGGCGTTCGCCGAGGAGGTGTCGGCTCTCACCTCCAGCGTGACCGGCGCCAATTTCGGCGTGTTCAACAGCGTCTTGTTGAACTCCTGGATCTGCCCCGTAGACAGCCCGGCCGACCTCAGCACCGCGTCGAACTGATCGCGGGAGGCGTCCAGAGCCTTGTTCCCGGCTTCGATGGAGCCGGATTCCTCGGCGACCGCCTGCGCGTGCGCGTTGGCCGCCGACGCGAGGTCGTCGATCGCCGTCATGTTGTTCCGGCCGGCCTCGGTGGTGATGTCCAGGGTCTTGCCGTTCTCGTGCAGCGCCTTCGTCAGGTCAGCGACCCTCTGCTGCACGTCAATGGCTGCCTTCGACGCGGCGATGTGAACGCCGTTCAAGGCGTCCATGGCGTCCTTCAGCGACGAGGCCTTGTCCTTCGCGTCCTTCATCGCCGCGACCTCATCGGTCATAGACGAGTCGAGGTCGCGCGCGGACCCGGAAGCGCTAGCCTCGGCATCGGCAACGGCCAGCAGCCACTTCACGCCGCTCTGGTGCACATCGGAGGCCTCTGCGGCGGCTTCCGCCGCGTCGGCGGTTGCCTTCGCATCGGAGGCGTTCGCATCCTTGTTCTTCGACGCCGCATCGGCTGCCGCCTTGGCCGAGTCCGCGGCCTTGTACAGCGACTGGGTGTGCTTGTCGGCGGCGTCCGCCGCGGCCTTGTCGGCGGCGGTGGTGCCGTCGCTGGCCAGCGCCTGCTCGCGCAGCGACGCGGTGAGCTTGCCGCTGGTCGTTGTGGCGGCCGTCCGCTTGCCGGTCGCTGTCGCGGTCGCGGTCCCGGCGGCCATCTCCGCCTCGGCAACCGCGCGCTGCCCTGCCGACTGTGCCAGGGCCGCTGCCGCAGCGTCCTTCGCGGTCTGCGTGGCCTTCGCCTGCTCGGCGGCCGACGTACCGGTGGCGGCCGTCGAATCCTCCGCGGCGGCCGTCGCCTTCTGCTGAGCCTTCAGCTGGCCGTCGATGGCACCGCTGTAGGCGTCGACCGTCCTGATGGCCTCGATGTACTTCGCCATCTTCATGGGGTCGTTGCCGGTCGCCTTGCCGATCGAGTCGATCGACGCGGCCACCTGGGCCATGGCGTCCTTCTGGCCCAGCGCGGCATCGGTGACGGTCTTCGAGGAGACGCCGAGCTTCGCGAAGGTGTCGAACAGGCCCTTGTGGGCGAGGTCGTTCGCGACGGCCTGCGTGGTGTTCTGCCCGAGGGCGTTCCCGTCGTCCTTGATTGCGTCGGTGAAGTCGGTTACAGCGACCTTCGCTTCCCTGTGCTTCGAGGCGAAGATGCCGAGCACAGTCGTGGCGCCGGCGATTGCCAGACCCCACGGTCCGATCATGAACGAGCCGACAGAGGCGAGAGAGCTCTTCAGCCCGGTGCCAGCCTCAGCCACCTCCGCAAGCGTCTTCTTGGTCGAGCCGAGCTTGCCCCCGAGGGATGTCAGGGCGCCGACGAGTAGAAGGGACGAGCCCGCTCCGCCCGCAAGGCCGACCGCAGCCTCCTGAACCGGCGCGGGCAGTGAGGCGAAGGCGTTCACCGCCTTGGTTGCGTTCTGGGCCATGTCTCGCAGGACGTTGTTCGCGCCGGAACCGCCCTGGATGAGCGCGACGTCGAGGCTGCCCTTGAGCTGCTTCAGGTCGCCGGAGAAGTTGTTCATCTGCGCGGCGGCCATCCTGCTGGCCGCGCCCTGGTCGTTGACCTCCTGGGTGTAGCCCTTCACACCGTCGGCGCCGAGGTTGTATAGCACCGAGGCCGCGCGGATGGCGTCGCTGCCGAAGATCGTGGCCAGCGCCTGGTTCCGCTGGGCGTCGGTCAGCGTGCCGAGCTTGTCGTGCAGCTGGCCGGCGAGCTGCCCGATGCCGACGAACTTTCCGCTGGCGTCGTAGGTGACGATCCCGAGCTGCTGCATCAGGCCGCTGGCCTGTGCCGTGGGCGCGTTCAGCTTCTCCAGCATGGTTTTCATCGACGTACCGGCGTCGGCGCCCTCAAGGCCGCGGTCGGCGAAGGCTGCCAGGATCCCCGTGGTGTCCTCGAAGGACAGGCCGGTCTGGGCCGCCACAAGGCCGCCCTGCTGAAGGGCGTAGGCGAGCTGCTGAACGTCGGCCGCGGACTTGTTCGCCGCAGCGGCCAGGACGTCTGCGATGTGCGGGACGTCGGAGCCCTTGAGCGCGAAGGTATTCATCGCGTTCGCGCTGATCGTTGCGGCATCGGCCAGGCTCAGCTGACCGGCCGCAGCCAGACTCAGCGCGCCCGACAGCGCGCCGCCGAGCACGTCCTTGACGGACACGCCAGCCTTGACCAGCTCGCCCTCGGCATCGGCGGCTTCGGTCGCGGTGAAGGCAGTCGCCTTGCCCGCGTCCAAGGCCGCATTGCGCAGCAGAGTCATGTCTGCGGCCGAGGAACTCGACACGGCCTGCACGCCGCTCAGGCTCTTGTTGAAGTCGGACGTGGCCTTCTCGGCAATGACGAACGCGCCGGCCAGGACAGCACCCGAAGCGAGGGCGACCTTGCTGGTGCCCTTGTAGGCCTCCGTGCGCTTCGCTGCCGCGTCCTCGGCCACCTTCGCGCTGGCGGCCTCCTGGGCCGCGGTCTCCCGCGCCGCCGCGGTCTCGTCCCTATGTGCGGCGAGAGCTTCGGCCGCCGCCTTCGCCTGACCGGCGGATGCCGCCTTCGCCTCGGCGGCAGCTGCCGCTTCCTTCTGCGCAGCCTCCAGAGCGGCGTTCGCCGCGGCCTGACGCTCGGCCGCCAGCTCGGTCGTATCCTTCGCCGCAGCGTCGGCTTCCTTCTGGGCCGCGGTGAGCGCGCGCGTGGCTTCGGTGTCGGCCGCGGTCGCTTCCTTCGCCGCGGCGGCAGCCTCGCGCTTCGCGTTGGTCAGCAGCAGAGTCTGGCGTGCCGCCTCGATGTTCGCCGAGGTCGAACCCGCCTGCGCTGCCGCGGCGTCCTTCGCCGAGGCGGAGGACTCCTTCTGTGCAGCGGCCAGCTCCTTGGTGGCCGCCGTGGCTCCCTGCACCGGGGGCGTGTAGCCGGAGGTGCCCGCCTGGAGTTCGACCTTAACCGTGCGGTTTGTCATGGCTACCCCCCTTCAGCTGGACGCCGATCAGCAGACCTCTTGCATCGCGCGGAGAAGACCAGCGCTCGGATTCCGCAGCGACAGCCGCGCATCCGTGGCAGCGCAGCGCGGTCGACTCGTAGTGGAACTGGTTGTCCTTGTCCATCGACTCGCTGCGTGGCTGGCCGCAGCCGGAGCACAGGTCAGCCTCGTATTCCAGCAGCGCCATGGCCCACGCCCGGTCATCAGCGGTCCACAGCGCTTCACCCGGGACCGGCACGCGGCCCAGGAACACGCTGCGGGGGACGGACCAGGCTCGCGCCGCCTCTACCTCGCGTCGGAGAGCGAGGGACTCACGGAGGCGGCGCGCGAGGTAGGGACTGCGACAGCCCCGTTGTTCGCGTTCCAGGCGGCATCGAACAGCTGCGTCCGCTGCCACTCGTTGAGCCGGTCAAGCAGCTGATCCACCTGCTCGCGCGTCATCGCAGGCTCGAACACGCACTTGGCGATGAGGTCGGGCTGCAACGCCTCAACGTCCAGCGCCTTGCCGCCAGAGCCGGGGTGGGCAGCGATCAGGTCGCTGTACTGCCTGGCGGGCAGGGACCGGAAGCGGAAGATGACCTCCGAGTCCTTCATCAGCTCCCGAACGTCGTCCAGGTCGCCGACCAGCTTTGCCTTCTGCCCGCCGTCGGCCAGCGACGTTCTGGCGCCGGAGCGGTCCAGCTCGTCGATCTGGGCCGCGATGCGGTCGGCCTCGGCCGCCAGGTCGCCGGCGAGGCAGAGGCTGACCTCGGTCTCGCGCGGCTTGGCCAGGCCAAGGATCTCCTCGAAGGTGCGGGCGCTGCTCACGCGATGACCGCGCGGGTGTCCGGGTCGGAGGTGAGGAAGAAGTTCGACGTGAACTTCTGCACTTCGTTGGCCGCGGGCTGGGACAGCTCGGGCTCGCCGGTGATGACCGGGTACACCTCCACCGTCTGCGTCGAGGCGTAGCCGGTCGCGACCGGCAGCGTCCGGCGGATCACCAGGTAGCCGCTGCTCTTGTACGGCAGCAGGTTGTACGCGATGTCGTTGGCCGCCGGAGTCTGCCGCTTGAACTCGATCGAGATGTCGAAGGAGCGGCGGCCGGCGGTGGCGGTGCTGAACGTGCTGGCCAGCGACGAGGTGTCCACCGAGGCGGTGGTGGCCTTGTCGTTCAGCCCGTTCGGCGTGACGTAGGTCTCCAGCGAGGTCGCGCCACCGCCGGTGAGCTCAGAGACGGTCGGCGCGTGGATGTTGGCGATCGCCGTGCACCACGACACCTTGACATTGCCATCGGCAACGAGGTCGGACATGAGTCAGTGCCCTTTCTTACCGGCGGATCGCGGCGACGGTCACGGTCGTCACCGCCGAGTAGCTGATGCTGATGAGGCCCGTGCTGGTGTTCACCAGGTTCGGGTTGAGGGGGAAGAGGCGTGTGGCGCCGGCCGCAACGGACACCGCCGGGGCCGTGGTGGTATTCCCGGCCGGGGTGGTCCCGGGGTCGGCCAGGGTGACCGTAATCGGGGAACCGCCGCCGTTGGTGACCTGGAGGTATGTACGGTCATCGGTCGGCGAGGCCAGTGCGACGGTGTCACCACCGGCGGATGCGGAAGCCGTCGTCGGGGTCAGCCCGGCGGCGGTGATCTGCTGGTAGGAAATCAGGGCCATGTCGGGCTCCTATGCGGGGTTTGACTTGATCGAGTACTGCGCCGTGGCGATCCACAGCGGCGGCTGGACGGTGTCATCGCGCAGCACCGGCTGATCTGCGAGCTGCCACGGAGGCAGCACCACACGGCCGGTGACGGCGATGGGCGACGTCAGCACCGCGGCGCGGGCGGCGTCGGCATAGGCGGTGACCTGCTCCGGGCCGACGCCAACAGCAGTCACCTGGACGGTGACCGTCAGATCGGCAAAGCGGTCGCCGAGCGGGCCCGACGGCATGCCGGAGGCGCCGTGCACGACCACGCAGTTGGTGTCGTCGTCCGGACGGGCGCCGATGTAGGCGGCGATGCCCGGTCCGAAGGTGGATCCCGGTGGCGTGGGCAACGTGGCCAGGGCGGCGGCGAGCGTGGCCTGTACCGCGCGGATGTGCGGCTCGGCCGGGGCGGGGATCGAGGTCATCCGAGTAGCGATTCCTCGGCCAGCGCCTCCAGCGCGGCAATGAACCGCGGCTCCTCGGCACCCAGTGCCCGCTGCCCGTCCAGGTGCGGCGGGTTCTTGCTCGATCCGAACTCCAGCAGGTTCCCAAGCGGGCCCTGCTTCTTGTCCTTGTCCGGACCGATCTCGGCACTGGCGCCGTTGGCGGCGACGTCCAGGTCATAGGTGATCGAGTTCGGATAGTCCGGGGCGTGCGCATTGCCGCTGGCGTTCTTGCGCCAGTCGTTCTTGACGTTGAGCGCGCCCTTGGACACCACGGGGCCGACACCTGCGAGCAGGCGTTCAGGTGCCGCGGCCAGATCGACAGCCAGCGCCTCGGTCTCAGCCCACATCTCGCTCACTGCGCGAACTCGCAGGTGATCCGGTACGCCGTGTCGGTCGTCTCCGCCTCGGCGTTGGTGAGGATCAGGACGCGGCCGACCAGCGCGGCGTTGAGCGAAGCCGTGATGGTGACCGTGTCGCGGCGACGTACGTCCGGGGCCGTGTCGGACAGGGGCAGGTCGAGGTAGTACCGCTGGACGTTGATCTCCTGCTCGGCCGCTTCCTCGTCCTGGCCGCGCCAGATCTTGATGCGGCACGGGCCGGAGTAGACGGTCGTGTCGGTCTCGGAGTACTGCTGCGTCACCGGGTTGTAGGTGCGTGTCCCGGGCCGCGTGACCGTGCAGGCGTCGAGCATCACCTGCGGATGCCAGTCACGACCGCGGGTGATGAAGCCCGCCAGCTCGGACATCAGGTGAGCCAGACGTTCCGGGTGCCGAGCGCGTCATGCAGCGCCGACAGCTCGCCGGGCAGCAGGTTCCCCGCTGCGTCGATCATCTCCACGGCGTAGGTCTCCGAGTAGTCGTCTACCTTGCGCTCGCGGATGCCGATGTCCATCCCGGCCGGCGTCAGAGACATCCGCACCGCGACCTGGCAGCACAGCTCGACCACCCCTTCGGGGATGACCGTCCGGCCGCGTGAGTACGTCGCTTGGACACGGAAGACGCGAGGCTGCTGGCAGGTCAGGACGACTCGTTCGCCGTCCCACCACCAGTCCGTCCCCTGGATCAGCGGCGTCAGAACTCCGAGGTCGCCGACGGCCTGAACGTCCGACACGGAGACCACCGGGGGCGCCGGAAGCTCCACGAACCCGCGGTCCACGTCCACCTGAACGGTGACCGTCGAGACCGAGATCGACTCCCTGGCAGCCCGGCGAAGCCGCACAGACGCACGCGCCAGCAGCGCATCGGCCTGGCCGGCGGGCAGCGTGTAGCCCCATGTGGCGACGTCGGTCTGAGTAGCCAGCGGCGCCAGGCTCATGGGCTACTCGCCGCCGCCGTACTCGCCGATGAGGTTCAGCTTGGTCATCGCCTCGGCCGTGGCCTGGTCGGCGCCCTGGGACACGGCCCAGGCCACCCATGCCGCCTTGGGCGCGCTGCTCGGCGGCGCGCTGGCCGGCGCGGCCTCGGGCTCCGCCTCGACGAACGGCGTGCCGTCCTCGTTGACGCGGTGAATCTCCTTCTTGGCGATCCGCTCGGCGATGGTCTCGTGCACCGGCAGGTCCAGCCGGAACACGGTGCCGCCCTCGCCGCGGAAGTAGCCGTAGTCGCGCTCGTCGGCGCTGTTCTCAGGCATGGCGCGGCACCTTGAAGGCGGTGATGGTGCCGGGCACGACGCCGGTGGCGACGTCGACCAGCATCGAGCCGTCCGCCTGGAGGAAGCGGCCGGAGTCGAACGGGCCGATCCACGCGGTCGCCGAGTTGGCGACGGCGACGACGAGGTCACCCTGGCCGGAGGCGATCGCCAGCGGCTGCGTGCCTGCCTTGACGGTGATGTTGCCGCCGGTCGTGCCGACGACGACGCGCAGCAGCGTCTTCTCCGGCTCGGCCTGCGCGCCGGGGCCGGCCGCGGGGATGACGTGGCCGTTGCCGGCGCCGACGTTCAGCGCGGTACCGGCGGGGTCGGCCGTGGAAGCGTTGTAGGTGAAGGCCGAGTAGGCCACTGCCGTACGAGCCATGGTTCAGGTCTCCGTTTCGATCGGTCGACGGTCAGGAGACCGTGACGAGGGCCGAGGCCAGGAAGTCGGGACGCAGGACCTTCGCGCCGTAGAGGTTCAGGCCCTTGATGGCGTCGGAGAACCCGCTTTGCGGCCGGTAGGCCTCGGTCTTGGCGATCTGCATCGCCATGGAGATCGCGGACTGGACCCCGGCGGTGATGGCGTACTCCGAGCCGGTGGTGTTCGGCGCGTTGTTCGACAGCATGATGTTGAACCCGGCCGCCCGGCCGACCATGCCGTTGCGCAGCGCCTCGTCGGTGCCGGACTCGGAGACCTTGATGAACCGGCCGTCGCGCAGCAGGCAGCCGTGCATCTCCGGCGTGATGACGGTGTACCGGCCATTGGTCGGGACGTTCGCGCGGTCCAGCTTGATCTTCAGCGGGACCAGCACCTTGTCGTAGGCGTCGGTCGGCGTGGTGGAGGAGTTCACGGTGATCGAGCCCAGCGCGTTCGCCGACTGGATCTGCGTGTAGAAGCTGGCGATGTACTGGTCGATGACGTTGGCCATCGCGTAGGCGGCCTCCGACATGGCCTGCGGGATCACGTTCGCGCGGGCCTGACGGGCGTCGATGTCGTCGACCGAGAACGCGAAGTACTTCGCCTGGTCGATCGTCAGCGTGCGCTGCGCGTCGGTGATCTGCTCGGGCGTGATGACGGTGCTGTTCGGCACGTAGGTGCCGATGGACGGCCGCGAGATCGAGGTGATCCGGACGGTGTCGCCGTACTCGGAGATCTCGCCCTCGTAGTCGTGGTTCACGACCTCGGGGCCGCCGTACACGAGGGCGTTCCGGGCGGCGACCAGAAGGTTCGCCGACCAGATCTCTGGCTTGAAAAGCTTGATGGACACGGGTGCTCCTAGGTTTCAGTGGCCATGTATTCGTCGAACTGGCCGGCCTCCTGGGCCGCGACGATCTGGTCGGGGGTCATGCGCTTCAGGTCGGCCTTGCCGAGCTGCTTCGGGCCCGAGGCACCCTTGCGGGCCCCGTTGTCGGCAGTCCCTTCGAACCGGGGCTTTGCGCCCGCGGCGGCCAGATACGGCTTGGCTTCCAGTAGTTCGGTCAGGGCCTCGTCGATGGCCGCGGCATCGATCTGCTCGCCGTCGATGAAGTCCTCGACGCGGGAGGCCAGGTGCGCGCGGGCGTCGGCAGAGTCGTTGAACTTCCGGCCGGCGCGGGCTTCGAGCCGGTCCAGCGCGCGCTCGCGCAGCGTCTCGGCGCGGGCCTGCTTCAGAGCCTCGGTACGGACGGCGTCCAGGTTGGACTTGCCGTCGTCAGAGGCCTCACTCTTCGAGGCCTTCAGTGCCGCAGCCTCGTTCTCCGCGGCCTTGCGCCGCGCCTTCTCGGCCCGTAGGTCGGCCTTCATCTTGTCCAGGGCGCGCTTCCCGGCGTCGCCGAGCGCGTCCTCACCCTCGACCTGGCCCGACTCCTCCTCGGACTCGGCCGCCTCCTCGGCGGCGTCGTCCTTCGTGGTGTCGAGATCGTCGCTGGCTTCGGTCATGGTGGCTCCCGTTGCAGGAGTCGGGGCGCCGCCTTGCGCGGGGCCGGGTCTAGAGGAGGTAGCCGAACCGGTACAGAAGCCGGATCGCCTCGCTGCGGTCAGAGGCCAGCTCGTAGATGGCCTGCGGCGTCAGCCGGACCGGAGATGACACACCGGCCACGCGCATGCGTTGGCCGGCGAATCCGCGGCGGGTGACGCCCTCGGTGGTCGTCGACAGCTGCCTGCCGAACGTCGTCACGGTGGACATGCCGCGGCGGGCATTGACCACCTGGAAGATGTCCGCGCCGTCCCTGATCGCCTGAGCGCCGGCCACGGTGAAGGCGCGGTTCTGCTCGGCGTGACTGAGCGACTCGAAGTAGCTGTGCGGGTCGGTCAGGTGCGGCGCCATGCGCTCGCGGTCCGTGGCCGGGACCTGCTGGCAGTGGCAGTGAGGATGCCGCTCGAAAGCGGCGTTCCAGCGGTACCACCGGCCGGCCAGGATCGCGCAGCGACCACACGCGGCGCCGGAGACCACACGGATGAAGCCCTCGACGCTCGTCTCGGCGGCCATCGCCACCGAGTCGGCACCTCGGCCGGCGTCCGCCACCTCGGTATCGGCAAGCAGCGACAGCAGGCCGCCGCCGCGGTTCAGCGCCTGCCGGACGTCCATGCCCTGCGACAGTCGGCTGTAGACCGTGGCGATCGGGAGTTGAAGCAGGTCGGCAAGCGGTCGGCCGTCAGCGGCCGTTCCGGCGAAGGCGGAGGCGTCGACTTGCTGCGTCGCCGTCGAAGTGCCGCCCTGCGCGCTGACCATGTCGGCGACGTAGGCGCTGGCGGTGTCCGCCGCCACACGCTGGCCGGCGGTGACCGCGGCGAGGATCCGCGGCTTGGCCAGAGACCAGGACCCGGCGAGGTAGTTCGGGTCCATGCTGCGCCAGGCGCGTTCGGCGGCTGCGGTCGCCGCGGCGGCGGTACGGCGCCTGTATGCGGCATGGCGCCGGGCGATTGTCCAGGCGTCCACGGCGGCGCTCAGGCGGCTTCGCTGTCCTGCTCGGCGTCAGCGCCGGTCTCGGAGTCCACTCCGGCGGCCGGGTTCGCCTGGTTCATCAGCGCGTTGACCGGGTCCATCGCGGCTTCGGACTCGCGCATCTCGACCAGCTGAGCGACCTCGGTCGGCGTCAGGCCGAACCGCAGCGCCAGGAACTGGAACGGGAAGCCGATCTGTCGCAACTTCAGCAGCGAGTCGGTGAGCTGGCCGATATTCCGCGACTCGGCGTCGGCCCACAGCACCCGGCCGGCGGCCATCGCGCGGGCCTTGGCGGTCTCACCGCGAGCCAGGGCGATCAGCTCGGCCGCGCCGCGGATGCCGGCGCCGTACCACAGCTGCTTCTCCTGGGCTTTCTTCACCACGCCGGTCTCGGCCGCGGTCATGGCGTCGCCGCTCAAGTTGACCATCTTGCCGATGAGGTAGTGCGCGGGGGTGCGGGTCTGTGCGGCCAGGTGCCCGACTGCAACCTCGATGACGTCGGTAAACGCCTTCAGGTCAGCAGCCTGCCAGCTGGCCACCTTCGCGTCGGGGTCTTCCAGCCACAGGACTCGTTCCTTGATGAACTTGGACAGCGCGACCGGCCTCACGCCGACCTGCTGGCCGTTGTCGTCCAGGATCGGCATCTTCGGCAGGTCCGCGCCCAAGACGATGCGCTGCTGGAGCGAGGCGTAGTCCGAGGCGGTGAGCAGCTGGGCCCACAGCAGGTTGATGACGTCCTGCATGGCGATCGTGCCGGCCACGTCCGAGATCGGCTGATCGACGAGCATCGGGCGGTTGGGCAGCTCGCGCATCGGCACGACGCCCATCGGGTTGCGCTGCGGGTTCGGCTCGTCGCCGACCTCGCGCGGCATCCACGGCTTCACCTGCTCATCGGCCGCCGCCAGCAGCGGAGGCTTGATGATGAGGTTCTGCGGAGCGCGGAAGAACTTCCACACCTCGTCCGGCAGGTAGAGCGTGGCGTACTCGCCGAAGCCGTCCTGCCAGCGCTTCATCGCCGCGCGGCGCCGGGTTCGGGACCCGGGCTCGTACAGGATGATGGCCGAGGAGGCGTCCTCGAAGGTGACGATCGGCGTGTCCGGGTTCTTCGGATCGCCCCAGACCAGCATGAAGGTGCGGGCGCCGAGCACTGAGGACAGGAAACCAAGCTGTGATTCCGAGTCCAGGTCGTTGCGCTGCCAGACTTCCCAGGTGTCGGTGTCGGCGATCTCAGCGCCCGCGGCCTGGATTCCGGTCACGGTGAGCCGCTCAACCGGCGCATCGGCGACCACTTGGGTCCAGTTGTCCGAGAAGCCGCGGTAGCGCTTGGCGAAGTAGTCGGCGAACTCGTCGCTCGCGAAGCGCAGATTGTGCTGGCCGGTGTAGTAGTCGTGGTGGCGCCGAATATCGCCGGTACGCCGCGCAAGCTCGGCCGACAGGGTATCGACGAGCTGACGGGCCTGCTCCAGTGTGGCCACCGGCTCACCTCATCCCGTGTACGTGTAGTAGTTCTTCTGAGCGGCCACACCCGAGGTGATGGCATCACGCCTGGCCTCCCAGGACAGGCACCCGGCCATAGCGGCATCGATCTTGCGCGGCGAGTCGTGGCGGTCCTTCTGGATCGTCCACATCGGCTTGTCGTCGTCGTCCTTCACGCGGGCGTCACGCTTCACGGCGTTGGCAATGTGTCGGGCGTACAGCTTGTCGCCGTCGTGGCTAAGAGATCCGTCAGTCTGGGCGGTACGGAAGGCGCGCAACGCGAACGCCATCGGGCGCGGCCGGTGCGTCCACCACTCGACGACGATCTTTTCTCCGTACTTGCCAGCCCAGGCCGCCACGGTCTCCTCCCAGTACGGGGGATCGGCGTAGACGCGGGCAACACGCCACTGATCGAACGCGGCCTCTAGGGCGGCGTGGACTTCGCCGACCGGGACGCCCCAAGTCTCGGCCTCCTTCTTGCCGGTCGGAGCCTCCCAGGCGCCGATCACCCACTGGTATCCAGTGCGGAGTTGCGTGCCGATCAGCGCCGTCGAGTCCCGCCAGCGGGCGCCGTCGAAGCCGACAACGATCAGATCCTTCTTTGGAACCGTGAAGCCGGGCTTCGCCAATTCGGCCCACCGGCCTGCGTCGAACGCCACTCCCGAGCGCGTTCCGCGCTGGTTCAGGAAGTAGCGGCGGGCATCCTCCGGGTCAGTGTCCGGCGCCTGCATGTCCCTGGCGATGGTCTCCAGGTCCATCCAGGAGGCGGCATCGCCGTACACGTACTCCAGCGCGGCCAGCAGCTGCTCGTCATTGTGCAGGTCCTCAACGTGCGGGGCCTGGCGGTGGTCGACAAGCAGGCCGCCATCTCGCACCTTGCCCGCCTTGACGTCCTCCCAGTACTGATGCGTAGCTTCGGCCACCGAGTCCTCGCCGACCGCGTACATGGTCGACGTCTCCAGCCCCCACGGATCGGCCAGCTTCCGCTTTGTCAGGTTGCGCCGCACCATCTTGTGCATCGCCCGGAGTTCCGGCAGCACGTACAAGTGAGTCTCGTCGAAGACGGAGAAACTCTCCTTGCCGCCATCCTTCGAAGCACTGCTCGCGGTCGATGGGACGATCTCGCCGCCGCCCTCGAAGAAGATGCGCGACGAGGTCTGGGCGCTACGGCCGAGATCAATGCGGGGGAACTCGTCCCCTGCATGCTCAGCCAAGTGCGACAGCATCACCGTGACGTTGTCGTAGGTGTTGCCGGCCTGGCCCTCCTCGGTGGCCATGCACCGGATGAACGGGTAGGTCAGCGGTCGCCCTACGGGGTCGCCATCGGCATTCCAGCCGTCAAAACGGCATGGACCCAACGCCTCGAAGCAGACCAGCGCGCCGGCTATCTCGCTCTTGGCGCGGCCCTTCGGCCGGGACAAAAACGCCCGCTTGATCTTTCGGCGGCCCGTCTCTGGGTCAAGCTCGTAAGCCTTGACGATGAAGGCGGCCATCTCGTCGTCGATGACCAGCGGCTCGCCCTGGACATCGCCGGGGCCGTGGCAGAGATAGGCCTCGATCCAGTCAATGGCTTCAAAGCCGAGCGAGACGAACCGCTTCGGGTCAGCTTGCCCGCCCGCCATCGATGACCTCCAGCACCCGCTCCCGGCGGGTGGCCGCGGTACTGCGGGGCGTCGGCCTCGGGCGTGCCGCCGCCGTGTCGTCGGCCGCGATCTCCCAGAGCAGGCGCCTCATCGCCATCGGGGAAAGGCCGAGCCTGTCTTCGAGCTGGCGGACCTCCATGGCTGCCTTCGGCTCGCCAACCTCAGCCTCGGCCAGCAGGACGACATACCTGGCCACCATGCGGATACAGCCGATGCCCAGGCGTTCCCAGGCGGCGGCCTGCGGCGACGACCAGAGGTCGCGCCAAGTCTGTTCGTCGTAGGCGGCGGATGCAGCCAGCGGCCATGCGGGCGGCTCGCCCTGACGGCCCTCGGCGGGGAGCTGGGTCGTGGCGATGGTGGCATTGGTGCGGCGGCGCTGACTTGCGGGTTTCGGTGGCGGTCCCATACCAGCCATGTGGTCACGCTCCTTCAGTGAGCCGTTGCGGCTCGAAGGCGATCAAGGCGTTGCGCCGAGATCGATTAGATTTCCCAGACCCGTAGGGATTGCGAGTTACC